CCTCGTTCAGCATATCCCAAGCTATGTCTTTACTCGCCCTGTAGGTGGGACACACCAGCCAGCAGTTCTTGTTCTTACCGGCTAAGGCTGCGCGGATCAGCTCAAATACCGATAAGTATGTCTTACCGAACCGTCTCCCAGCAACCACGGCCCTGAACCGTGAGTCACTGAAGAAGATTGCATCTTGTGGCTTAGTTAGCCTCACTCGCCCGCTCAATAACGATAGGTGGCAGGTCTTGTGCCTCTACTTCTGGCTGGTCTGACTGTCCCAACCAGTTCTTGCCTAACCACACAAGCATCGTCGTGTTGCCATCCATTGCCGCTGTATATTGCTTGCGTCTGAGGCTCATTCGCCCGTGGCTGGCCTTTTTCTTAAAATACTCCGCAAAACTGCACTCGTGCTCACGCTGACATGCTCGGTTTAATGTGTCGTAGCTTACCCCCAAGATTGCAGCCTGCTCCTCTCCCGTACAGTGGATAGCGCACATTTTGTCGACTTGATCCCAGTCTATTTGTGCCAATGGTCTAGCCATGTCGCGCTCCAACATATTCAAAACTGGCTGTTAGTCTTTCTATTGACTCAGCGCCTCGCAAAACCCCCTTAGACTTGACAACCCTCGACGGCTTTCGAGTCATTGCCCAAGTGGGGTTTTTCTGCAATCCAAGAACAAATGCAGGCGAACTGGTAACCAAGCTCATTCTATACCCTTTTTGTTTGTACGAATCTGCTATTGCATCCATAAACGCAGCTCCAACACCAATCCCTTGATAATCCGGTTTAACCACGATTCGATGAATGCGCTTCATGTCTTTAACTATGGGGTGAGGGAAATGTATTACCGAACACCAAGCAACTGATCGACCATCAATCTCGCATATGTATTTGTGAGCCGCGTTGTTATGCGAATGCGTCAAATAGTGATGCTCCATGAACTCAGCCCACTCTCTTTGATTCGCTTTTCTGATTGTTGCTTTGATTTCAGGTCGCCTAAGACACCTCCGGCTAAACTGCATATCATCGCAGTTAAACACCCAATCAGGCTCCAGCCATTCTTCGATGTCGTAATGACAACTCACGGCAACGAACTTACGCCCTTGCTTACGGATAAACTTCTGAATCGCAGAAGATCCCAGACGCGCCACCAGCCTATCAACCACCGACGTGAACTCGTCATATATAAACGGCTTGTCCGCTTCGAGAATTAACCTCGCAAGCTCTGCTCTCATTTTTTGACCATTGGACAGCACACCAAACGGCTTCAACCAATCTGGCGGCGACGAAAATCCAACCTTGGATAGCGCCTCTGTTATCTGTTTTGCGGTTAACATTTCATTGAAATCATCAACAAAACTATCTCCCGACCATTCATACCCACTGAACAGCTCGTAATCGTTGAAGATTCGTTTAGCGATGGTTGTTTTTCCCGTCCCGCTTGCTCCAACAATTAATCCAATGTTCCAGTCAACATCTTCTATCGGAATGCTTACGTCAAACGTTTTGGTAACTACGTCCATGTCGCAGTCAAACATCGACTTGATTTTATTGGCCCTGAACGTGCCGCTAGTTTTTGATTCGATTACAAACTTTGAACGCGGCACTTGTACCCCTCCGAATCCAAACGATTGAAAATTTTTTCCTGCTCTGCTTCATTGCTACATTCAACAACAACAGAAAAAGATTCAGCGTAATCGACTTCCTGAACGACATTCTCTTGTGGCTCATCGAACATCTTGGCAAGTTCGATCTCGTCCATCCCCGTTAACGCAAGGTCAATGTCCAATTCCGCCAAACGCTCAATCTCAACCGCTAACAGGTCGTAATCCCACCCCCCGTTCTCGGTCAGCTTGTTGTCTGCTATCACATACGCCTTGCGCTGCGCCTCTGTCAGCCCCGCTAAGGTTATTGTGGGAACCAACTCCATACCTAGCTTCTGTGCCGCTGCGAGCCTACCGTGGCCTGCAATGATGCCATTGTGCTCATCCAGCAGGATCGGGTTGTTAAACCCGAACTCCTTAATGCTCGCCGCCACCTGCGACACCTGTTGATCGCTATGAGTGCGCGGATTGTTTGCATACGGTATAACGTCCGTTGTGGCTATATATGCCACCTCAAGATTCTGATTCATTAGTTATTAAAGCTCTGCTTGGTTCGTCCGGGCGTGTCGTGTCGCTCAATCATGCTTTCGAGTGCGCGAATCTTTCGCTCTGGCGGCAGTTCGTGATAGTAGAACAGCCGTCTGCTAGTCGCATTGTGAGTTGCGCCAGTATGCACTTCACCATTCGGCATTGTGTGAACTTGCCCGGCGTAGATCGTGCCGTCACGGTTGAACAGTAGAACGCCTCTCATTTGGACACCTGTTTGGTCTTTTCGTAGGTTCTCATCGCGCCCAAGCCAAGCATCCCCATTAGGACGGGCATCATCGTGTCTAGGGCGACCAATGGAATGGTCACATCTATCTCCATCAGTGCTAGGACGAAGTTGGCAAATGGTATGACCATGAAGTTGCCAGCCATCCCCAAGACGCACACCCAGCCGACTGCTGGTCTCCATCCGGCTACAAAGAGGTTTCTGTTCGCTGCTTCTACCTTGTTGACCTCAAGCTGCGCCTTTGCATTCTCATTCGCGTGACGCTCTGCCATGGTCGCTATCTCGTGCGCCAGCTTCGCCTTTTGATCTTTGTCCTCGATGAACTCAGACAGTAACCCAGTGACAGGCCCGACAAGCTCTTTTACGATGCCTAGACTCATATCTCAGCCCTCACTCCCTTGATGGTTAGGTAGAACTCTTTTCCGACCACATCGAAGAACTCTGCCAAGGTGTCTTTGCTGTTGTACACCGCTGGCTCTAGTGCATCAGAGACAAAGCTATTACCGACTCCAATACACCCTTCAACGTCGTGTGGGAAGTTCGCAACGTGAAACAAGATAAACGTGCGATCTGGCACTCCCATGATCTGCACAACGTCTTTGAATCTGTTACCACTGAACGGCTGGCAAGTGTAGTCGCCTTCGGGAATGCAAGACACGTTGGGCCTGTTATCTAGCCACGGCCTCTCGATGGTGTAGCAGTTCCAGTCACCCGCCCACATGCGACCAAGTGTTCCGCTTTCTAGGTATGCAAAACGCTCCAAAAAAACCATTTGCTGTCCTTGTTTTGGGATCTGCAATGTGCTAGATGGAGATTATACCCATACTATTTACAAAAAAGGCAAAAAAAACTGCACTCCCCCCTGTTGTATCTGTAAACCTTTGGTGTACAATGATCCCATCAACAACGCGGAGATGGACGCATGCTTACTCAAAACGAACTGGATAGCTTGATGCACGATCTGATCGAGGAAACCAATCATCAGAAAGTGAAGATGGGCCGAAAGCGGGCCAGTCTTTCAGAAACCTTTTATGACTACTTGGACGAGGTTGGCGGTCTGTCATCCGACGAAATCACACAGGTCTTAGCTGAAACTGAAAAACAAGAAGCCGCATAAGCGGCCCAAGGGGATCACATGAAACTACGTTACCCACTCGCCCTTCTGTTACTCGGTCTGATTGCTTGCGTCAGCAATAACGACTTCGAGGATGAGCTACAGCAAGAGCGTATCTATCTCGACGGTGTTTGTACCGGCATCCATGGGGATTATCTCAACCTTCAGCCGACTTGCCCACGAGCTTGATGATTTCTGGCTCCACACCCTCTGGCATCTCTGCTGGGGGGTTTGGGTCATCTTCCATGTCGATCAGTTCAGTGACGACAATAGTGACCTGACAGTTCTTTGGTAAATCTTCCACGATCACACTAGGCATCGGCCCTCTCCTCAATAAATCGTTCACGTTGAACCAACTGCGCTAAATCCCTGCAAGCCTCTTCAAGCAACAGAATGTCCTTGGTGTGGCTGTACTCAGTCAGCAGATTAACCACCCGCCCACTGAGGTAGTTCAGATTGTTTGCGACGATATATTCCCAAGGCTCAATCTCTTTCATCATGGGTAGTCAACCGTGTGAATGTTTCCGCGCCATTCATACTCGCCCGGTTGATGCACCTTAACGAACTCTGGCGTCAGCAAGAAGTTATCACGGATGTGCAGTACAGCGAACCCACTTACCCAGTTCTTTGGCCCATCCTCTGCATAGTCAAAGCTCGCTTGATTCGGGTCTGCCATAGTGCCGCACTGTATCCCATATCTCGTGCCGGTGTAGTCAGACCAGCTTTTGCACTCCATCTGATGCGTATGCCCTGTGACCATATGCAGGCCGGATTTCAGCGTATTGTTGTAGCCTGCGTGGACTCCACCATTGTATCTATGCTTTATGACGATTGACCGCTCCGCACCCTCAACCCAAAGGCTCATGCAAAACTTCCACCCTTCAAAGTGATCCCTCAGAGTGAAACCTTTGACCCCTTTGTACTGTGGCAATAAATCAGCCAGCCGCATATCGAAGCGTGCGTCATGGTTGCCCATACACCAGTAACGCTCTGCGCTTGGCGCTGCTTTCTCGATCTCACTGAGGCGTTGGCGAACCGTATTTAGTTCTTGTTCAACGGTAGGCCGTTCCTCCCACCCCAAAGGTGCGTGTCTGCTGATGCTGGCTCCGTCCATCATATCGCCATTCATCACGATCACGTCGGGCTGTAGTTTCTTCGCTAAATCGACAAAAGCAAGGTGAGCGGTGGTGACTGTGTTGCTTTCATAATGTGCATCAGATCCGATAATCATACACATCGAGTTATCGAC